GCGCGGTCTCATCATTGGCGAAGTAGACGTGCTCCGAGGTCTCCATGCTCACTGCCTGCCGGTCACCCACCAGGTAGTAGCTCAGGTCGAGGAAGTTGATGTCGCCCTGGTCGCCAAGGGTCGGCACCTTCTCGGTGAGGATCAAGGGCCGGCCCAGTAGCGTCGGAACCGGGCTGGCGTGGATGTCCACTAGAGCCACGGGCGCACCACCGACACCCACGGAGATCGAGAGCGTCATCAACTCGGGGAATGTCGTCTGGTTTGCGATCCAGACAGCATTGCCCAGCGAACTCGGCAGCATCCGCGAGTACATCTTCAGGATGTTCTCGGTAACGATGGTGTCGGCGGGCTGGTCGGTCTCCTTGTCCACAGTGACAAGAGCGCCAGAGTTCAGGACGCCGAGCGGCTGGCCTGCGCCGTTGCCAACCAGGAAGGCTACGTCCTCGTAGAAGGCGATGCCCCGAGGCATGGCTTGGGTCAGCCAACTCGACAACGCCGGCGCATCCGCCCACAACTCGTTTGGGATGGCCGCCAGGCCCATGAGTTTGTTGGCCTCCAGCCGGACCCGCCCGAACTTGGCATTCGTGATGGTCGGAGTCGCACCCTCTTCCGTCCAGTAGAACACCATGCCGCCGAAGACCGAGCCGACATTGGTCGTCGAATCCACGTAGGGCATGATCTGAGACAGGGAACCCATCGTGATGACCGTTGCCCTGGCACGCACAATGGCCTGCTCCAACGCGAGCTGCATGATCTCGGCGCGCATGGTCTCCGGGATCAGGAAGCCCCCAGCACTCGGCTCCACCGAACTGAAGGCGTCCATGATCTTCAGGGCTTCGTCACGCCGACTATCGGGGCGGGGGTTCTTGTGCCAGATGGCGCGCGCGAAGTCACCCAGGTTGACGAACCCGAGATCGTTCATCTTCGTGCCCCAGGCCAGCGGGTTATAGGAGGCATTCAGTTCGCCGCCCGTGCCTCGCTCGGGGGAGGACACCAGGGGCCGGTTGATGCCGTGCTCCTTGAGCAAACGGTTAAAGGTATCGCTGACCTTGTCCTCAATGACCGTCTTGCCCTCGAAGAAGGCCCGGAGTTGGTCGGCCACCTGCTCGGCGAACTCAGGCGTGGTCGCCTTGCGGTAGGAGTCGATAATCTCCGAGAACTGGCCAGACTGGATCCACTCTGCGGCCTTGGCAGGAGTGTTCATGATGTCCTGCATCTCGGCCACGGTTTCGGGAATTACTAGCTTTGTGGTCATGTTTGACCCTCCTCTATCCGCCGACTTTCAGCGGATGCTCAGATAACAGACGTTTCAGGGATGGCACAGGCGCTTGGTAGCCCGCGACGCTACCGAGGGGCGGGATCAGCGTCTGCGTCAGTGCGTCAAGCGCTTCCGCCTGATCGCCCTCAGTGGCCGCCTCGAACCTGCCGTCGTGGTCCTCGCAATGTGAGTGAGCAGCATCAGCGGTCCAGACCGTCTTCGGATAGCGGTAAGCCTGCTCGGTCGTCGCGCTCTCGCCCTTCAGTCGCCCGATGATCACGTCATACCGCTTGCCGTCATGATCCCGGCTCATCCGCCGGAAGGAATTAGGCTGAAAGTCGCCGGGGTCACGAAGGCGGCAGGCGTGCTCGTTGGGGTAGGGGTTCAGGATCTCGATATCGCCGTGATCCTCGGCGTTCATATGCGCCCGCAGGTGGGCCTTTGCCTTGGCATGATCCGCCTCGGGCATGTCCGTCTGCGGCTCACGGGCCAGGGCGTTGCGCAGGTGGGGCTCATCGACGGCGCCAGTCGAACCATGATGCGGCAGTTTCCGCAGGTTCCGGGGCACCGTCTTGCCATCCTCGTCCTTCTCGCCGCCCGCAAGGACGACGGCGAAGGCCGAGTCGGGCAGGTTGTTGATCCAGGCCGTGTCCCATTCGGCGTCCCACACACGGGCCCAGGGCGGCACGTTCTTGAAGTGCGAGAGGTTGAAGACGCCCATGCGGTTCTCCGCCTTCCCGCTCACCAAGCCATCTGCTAGCCCAACGTCAATGGCTTCTTGCGCCCTGTACCAGGATTCCACCTTCATGCGGGAACGCCAGAGCGCCTCATCACCACCAGCGCGGCCGGCATAGAGCGAAGCGATGTTATCGCCCATCTTGTCCAACGTCTCCGCCATCTTCGCGTGATCCTGGGCGTCACCCATCGTCAGGCCGTGCGGCTCGTGGATCATCATGCTGGAACCTTCCGCCATCAGGACGGTGGTGCCGGCCTGGGCGATGAAGGACGCAGTTGATGCCGCGAGGCCGTCAACGACGGCGTGAACCTCAGCAGGGTGACGCTTGATAGCGTTGTAGATGGCGATACCATCGAAGGCGTCCCCACCCGGCGAGTTGATCCGCAGCGTGATGGCCTTTGCCTTGACGCCCTGCAGGTCCCTGACGAAGTCGGACGCGGCTATACCGCCCATGCCGATCTCGTCATAGAGCAGGACTTCGACGGAGCCATTACCTACGTTCTGGATTTCGTACCATGTTCTCTTCATAGGCCCCTCCTTCTGGGGCAAAGAAAACGCCCCGTTTGGGGCGTTCCGCTGGCGGTCGCTCAAGGCGCCTCACAAGGCCAGTCGGTTCTCATGCCTCCACTAGAAATTGCTCCCGGCAACGAACGCAGATAACGCTCGCGCCGATGTTGATATTCTCAGCCACCTTCCGGCCACACTTGGTACAGCGTGCCTCCTCAACAAGGGCAACCGCTGCGGGCGCAGGAAGGGCAGCAACGGTGGGTTGAACTGGAGACGGGGGTTGCTCAAAGGCTCGCGCCTTCAGGATCATCATGTTAGCCGGCACCATGAACGTGCCGTCGGTCGGGTTCGGGTCAAACCCAATAGCCTCCCGGCCCTCTTGCCAAGACTCCAGGCCGCCTGCCACATTCTTGCGGTGGCGCTCATGGATTTTATCCACATCTTCCTGTAACGCCCGGATGTCGCTTAGGTCGAATAGAACCTCATCAATGGCCCCGAAGTCGGGCACCAGCCGCAGATTGAGCACGTCATCCAGGTCGCTCAGGAGCGGCGTCATGGTGAGATCCCAGAAGACCTGCCAGTCCTGGCGCTTGTTGGCATAAGAGCTAGACTCATAGCCGATGAGCAGGCCGAGGATAGAGCCTGGGATGCCGAAGACCATCGCGATCCGCGCTTCCTGGACGGCGTCGATCTCCTTGGGCAGGGCATCGCGCAGACCTCGGTTCAGGCCCATCTGCTGATAGGTGGTCTCAGCGTTGTCCAGAATCATCAGGTCGAGGAAATTTCCAGCACCGAACTGGCGGCGGTGACGCTCACGAATCCTGTCCTTGTCATCCTGGCTCATTTTCTGCTTGACGGAGAGGATGGCGCCTGGGCCCGTACCGCCGTGCTCAAAGAAGAACTGAAGGAAACTCCGCATATATTCATCGATATCCACGCGGCCGGCGATCGCCATCAGCGGCGGCATACCGTAGTAGTCGCTCAACGGGTGCCGCGTCTTGAAGTGGATGATGTCTTCGGGCGGATAGATCACGCCGGCGGTGCCGCCATACTGATAGCCCGCGACGAAGTTCTTGGGGTCGGGGATGATCCGCACGCGGTCGGGCCGCAGGCGCCAGAGTTCGGCCACGGCACCCTTGAGCGGGCCATCCTGCACGCGGGCCTTCAAGAGATAGGCGTTGCCGGCCAGGGCCCGGTCCATGACGACGGTGCCCCACATCTGGCCGCGTGACATAAAAGGATTGGGGTTGTTGAGTAGACGAATAAGTGCGTGGTTCGGGAGGTCAAGGTAAAAGCCGTTCTCGATCATCCGAGCGTACACGTCCCGCAAAGGCACACCCCGGTGGATAAGCCGATGCTCCTCAGCCTTGATGGTAGCCCTGACCTCGGCCCCGATGCTGTTCTTGAACATGGGACTCTCGCGACGCCACCGGCGGCCCACGATATGGGGCTCACCCGCCGATGTCGCCAGCATCTCAATGGCAGCGAAGACGATCTCGTTCCTCATGTAGGCGCGTGAATAACCGAGGTAGCCCTGCTGCGGAGTGGCCGTGTACTGTCCTCCCCACGGCAGACCCACAATCGGCGGGGCCGAGGTAGCCTGTCCACCGACTAGGGCCTGGACTGCGGCCACAACTCTCTCCCGCAGTGCGTCAAACAAAGGTCACACCTGCCATCTCTTCTTCGGCCGTGGCCCCCGCCGCTATCGCAGCCGTGTACGCTTCCCAGGAAAGGCAGCCGGCCATTGCCGCGTCAATCTTCAGCGGCGAGTCGGGCCGCTCCTTCTGGATCGTCCACATCCGTTCGCCCTGATCATCCTCGAAATACTGCATGTGCTTATGCGAGTTCAGGATGCCAGCCGTGAAGTGCGGATCGCCGTCATGCGTCAGCGCCCCCGTCTGGATCGCGTTCCGATAGGCCAGAAGAGAGGCGGCCATCTTGCGGTAGTGATTCGTTGGCCAGGACACAACTATGTCGGCACCATAACGACCAGCCCAAGCCGCGAGCATATCCTTCCAGTAGAAGGGGTCGCCATTGAACCGCCAGACCTTCCAGCGCGCGAAGGCTGCATCGACCGTCTCATCAACCTCCATAAAGGGGATACGCTGCTCACCCCCGTTTACTTCCTCCGGCTCCCAATAGCCGACCACCCATTGGTGGCCGGTAGTGACTTCCGTCCCGATGAGGGCCGTATGGTCACGGCCGATGGAACCATCGAAGCCGAGGGTGATTAGCGCCCCATCGGGCACGGTATAGCCCCGCCGCACGAGTTCTTCCCATTTCTTACCGTCGAAAGGCTTGTCCTCTTCGGCGACGATCTGGTTCAGGTAGAAGCGGCGGGCGATGGCGGGCGAGGTGCGCGGGTCATGGATCTCAGCAATCAGACGGTCGGGGTCGATCCAGCCAGAGTTTCCCCTCGCCACCAAGATGCCAGCACGTAATGACTCATCATCACTGAGGTCGGTGTCTTCCGGCGCCTCGAGGGAGTCATAGAGAAAGTCGGTCGCACTCGAAACCCCTTGCGCCACCTTCTGCCAGGTTTCGTAATCATGTTGGGCAACAGAGTCCTCGCCCGGAGCATGGGCATTCGTGATAGCCAACACCCGCGACGAACCGTCGCGTGACTTCGCCG